ATTAGATAGGTCTTCACGTTGTGAAACCATTGCGTCGCTTGTACCTGACGCTACGTCTGCACCACCGCGACCAGTTGCTACGGCTCTTGAGCCGATTGTCTTTGCCATGATATACTCCTAGGGGGTTACCCTATATTATAAATTTAGAGAATTAGAAGCAAGTTGTTTTAAGAAAGCGTCTTGATCAGCTTTACTAGAGTCTTTAGCAAATGCTTTTGCTCTGACTGTGTTAGCTTTATCTTGTGCTTTCTTCTTAAGGGATTTAGGTTTCTTAGTAGGAAGTGCTTTCTTAGTAGGTGTGACTTTTCGTTTAGCCGCTCCTTTAGAAGTACTTTCTTTTAATCTCCTAAAATCGTCAACGAATTTAACAATAGCTGGATCAGTGATTGTATCTAATGACTCTGGGTTAATACCCTCATTAACTGCAAACTCACGTATCTTTTTTGCTAAACTTTCATTATAGTCTGGAATCAAAGTAGGAATAGTATCATTGAAATGTTTTATTTCTTTTTCCCATCCTTCCTTTAATAACTTTTGACGCTGTTCTTCAACAGTCTTAACCATATTTTCACGTTGATTGCGAATAGCCCAATATTGTTTTTGAACCATTTCACGTTTATCTTTAAGTTCGTTAACTTCAAAAGAATTACCTTCACCACGAGCTTTTTCTATTTCAGCTTCTATGCTATGGTATTCTTTAGCAAGTCCTTCTTCTGCTTGTCCAATAAGAGCTGAAGATGATGCAACTACTTTTTCTAGTTCTCCCATCTTATCTTCACGTTCTTTAGTTAAAGCTTCTCTTGCTTCTCCGAGTTCACGACCCTTTTTAGAAAGACTCTGTTCGGTTGTGTAACCTTTAAGTAGGTCACCAAAAGATACTTCAGATTCCTCACCGTCAATTTTGACAGAAACCTTTGCATCCAAATCAAGATCATCAGCAGTGTAAACATCAGTCTCTTGGGTAGCGACTTCTTCAGCGGCATCCTCATCTTCTGTTACATCTTCTTCTAACTCGACTTCTTCACCTTCATCTTCACTAACGGCTTCTTCAGAATCTTGGTCTTGTTGTTCCTCTAATTCCACCGGGCCATCTTCGGCTTCCTCTTCTTCTGGTAGCGGTACTATTCCAGCTTGCTGTGCAAGTTCAGAATTTGCAAGTACGGCATCTAAGAGTTGTGCTTCAGTCTGACCATCAACTTGAACGTCATCCGTATTGGGTAGAGATCCTTCGTTGTCCATTTATTAACCCTCCTTCTTTTTTGGGGTAGGTTTAATTTTAACTGCCTTATCTTCATAGATAGGTAGTAACTTGTATAAAGCTAAAAGTTGATCTGAATTCATCTTCATCTTTCCAGATGATCTCATTGAGTCATGCTCAAGAGTATTGATAATATCTTTACAATTTTTAACTAGTAATTCATAATCTATTGTCCTCGACATTTAGTCCTCCATGTCTTTTATATAAGGTATATTCTTACCTAGCGTTTCTACTGCTATTAATCTTGATTTTACATCTCCAAGTGCTAATGCACTATTATAAATAAACTCACGATGTTTAGATTCATGTGGTGCGGTCTTTAACCACTCAACAAAATAATCAGCAAGTAATTCTCCGTATGCTCTATCGAAGAAGTATTCCCTTTCACGCGAAGAAAACTCTGCATTTTCCAGAGCTTCTTGCGCTATTATATCGGGATGTACTTTATCGCCCAGCTTCTTCTCAGCTGCTCTACGATATTTTTCCATTATTCTTAAGTAACCAATGTTAGGTAAATAATTTCACCACTCTGTGCAGATGTGCCATGAGTAGTCGATACTACAGTTAATGTAGTCGCACCATTATTTAATCCTGTTATTAGTTTAAAACTTTTAGCATCACAGTATTGATCAGTTAATACCACTGACCCTGCTGTAGATACTTTAAATGTGATTGGTGAGTCACTATCATTTGCGACTATTACTTTACCACCGCCAGATCCACCAGCTGTTGTAATTGTGCCTGATTGTGTACCGCCTACACCTGCGGCTGTTAATGTTACTGTTGCCATTATGTAGCTCCTGTTTGTTGTTGTTGTTGTGGCTGGGGTTGTTGAAGCCTATCAACTTCACCAATTAACTCTTTAGCCATCATAAGTATTTGTGAGTAATCAGGTCGTGGCGGTAATTCCACACCTTCTTTTTCTGCTTTAATTTTTAGTTCAGTCCACTCTTGGAAGTGTCTGTCTATTGATACTGCTAGTTGTTTTGCATTATCATCCATTGTATTTTTAGTTTGAGCCATAGTGAACCTAACATTAGCTTCATTTTGCCTAGCTTCTGTCTGGGCTTTTTCATCATCTAACTTAGATTTCATTTCAGCAGATTTTGATTGCTGATCTAAAGCTTGTGCGGCTCTTTGTTTAAACTCATCTGTAGTGTAGTCTACTAAAAAGTCATGTGAATCTAACCCTAAAGATTCTATTATTTTAGTTGCTAATACTGCAGGAGCTTCTGGTTTTATAACCATACCTTGACCTTGGTTGTTTAAAGCTGGTAGTATTTCACTTCCTACTTTAGTAAACTTTTGTAACAAATTACTATTAGAGTTTTCACCTAAGTCTAAGAATATATCACAATCCATCTCCGCAGGTAAGTCTTTTGGATTTATAGAATAGAATACTCCACCTTCCATCATACTAATTTTTCTATTAACACAGTCTTGCATAGTTAAGTATACACCTTGTACAAGTCTTTTTAAACCAGTTTCAGCAAACCGTCTAGCAATATGTTGTATACGTTTCTGAGATGCTGTTTGAACAGCTGCCACTTTAGCTTCGGAATTCCCAGAAACATATAACGTATCATTTAACCCTTGAGCTGCTTTGCTCATACCTGTAGCTTGTTCTTTTATAGTCTGTAAATGTTCCAATAAAGGTACAGTTCCAGATGATATAATCTCAGGTGGTAAAGCAGATACTGCACCTGCTGGATTACCATTTGTAGGTATAATTTGTTTAGGTCGCATATTCTGCAACGCTGAAAAATCAACTACATTAGGATCAGCCAACTTAGGTGAGTAGTTAGTTAAATAAGTATTCTCTACAAACCCACGTAAAATAGCAGTAGATGCAAGTGTTGAACTCCTTGTAAAGTCAGCCATCGATAAACCATAGAATTCGTGTGGTATATCTATAGGTGTAATAGAAGCTAATGGTATCATATCTACATCTTCTTCTAATAGTATATGAGATCCTGCTGTCATTACTCGTTTTAATTCAGCAATGCCATCGCCATCTCGATCTACATTTATCCAACATTCAGTTACAATAACTGGTCTACTGGCTTCTAAAGAATATGTATCATCTGTCTCAGTACCATGCCAATACTCTTGACCAGTTACTTGTTTACGAGAAGATATTTCTTCAGAGTATCCACTAGCTCCTAGCCAATTCTCATCATGACTAAGTTCATCCCATTCATCATCATCAATATTAGATGAAACTTCAGGCCAATACTTTCGTATTTCTGATCTTGTCATTTCAGTTTGTATACCAACAAATGATGCGTCTTCTATACATGTAGCATCACGAGATATTCTAAATGATTCAGGAGGTATGTTATCTATTTTAACTCTAGACTTATCTATCTTACGTCGTATCCTTACATTAACATACATCAGTTGTGCGTTTGGTTCTACTCCACCTAATGGATCGTCTTGACCAAATTTATTCTTAAATTCTAAGTCACCAATAATTTCTACGTTCTCATCAGAGAGTAATACATCTAATCTATCTTGATCTATTTCTTCATATTCTTCTATTTTATATTGGTAATCCTCTATATAATCCCATCTAATAACACCATTCTTCCAAAGTAATGCAGATTTAAACCAAGTTTGTAAGATTTCCCACCCTTTGTTTTGTTTAAATAAAGCATAATTAGTTACCATAGAAGCATTTCTAGCTTGTTTATATGAGCTTGCATTATCATTTATTGGTATGAATCGCGCCAGTTTTTGATTAGACAAAAACAAATCAGACAACACAGCAGTATACGCTTCCACTACTTCTGTAGTAGAGGTGTCTACAATAGTAGATACACCCTGCGGAGCTAAATGTAGCTCTGGAACTCCTGCATATTCATATGTAGATCTTTGTCTTTCTCTTTGTAAATCAGAAGAGTTTAACCAATCACCAGTAGTATTCTCTACTCCAGACTCAATTAGGTTTAATAGTTGCTCGTCAGTTACTTTTTCTTTATACCCTGTACTAGCCATTTACTGAACCTCTCGACCATGTTGGAGTTTTAGTTGTTTGTAAATCTTCTATAGAGTACTTACCTGCTTTTGGCATTTCACGTACTTCTTCTTCTTTACTTTCTTTTTTAGGCTCTACAGCCTCTTGTATATATCTTGACATAGTAACCTCCTAGGTTCTATCTATCTAACAGGCTACTAGCCTTATTCTGTGGTGGTCTATCCGCTAACTACCACCGGAGTCGTGAGGACATTGCGGAAACCTAATCTGAGAGTGGGTTATCCAAAGCTTCTTGTAACCTTTCGATTAGCTTGTCTTCTAACTTCCTCATATTAGAATCTATTCTTTCTTCGGTTTCTCTCATTGTATTTCTCACATCTTTCTCAGTCTCTCTATTTAAAGATTCAACTTCTCTGAGAGATGCAGTGGTATCTTTTTGTAATTCATTCATTGCACTTAACATACCTTCTAATGATCCATCTATTAGAAGTTTAGTATTCTTAATGCTGTCTTCAGATTTATCTACTTTAGAATCTATCTTATCAATGTAACCTTCCATCTTTAATATATCTTCTCGTAGATCCTCTTTTATATCTCGTGTATAGTCTATTGCTTTATCTAACTTTGTCTGCACTAATATATTTTCAGATTGTATAGAGTCAATATCTATATTCTGAATAATCTCTTTCATGTCCATGTAGTCTTTGTAAAACTCAAAGCCACCCCATAGTCCACCACCTAGTGCCGAAACGATTGGTATAAGTAGCATTAGCTTGCCGCCTTTTATCTTAGCTCCTGCAATCTCTACTTCTGTTGCCATTGGGTCCTCCTAGTTTTCAAACGATAACTTTCTTAATTGATTTATCTCTTGTTGTAATTTCATAACTTCTAACGATTTCTTTTGAAGTTCAAGTTCATAAAGTCGGTTACAATCAATACGATTCTTAGCTCGCTTTCCAAGCGGTATAGTTATCCTAGAGTATACTCCGATGTCTCCAACTTGTTGTCGGCCACCAGTGATCCCTCCTTGTATAATACCTGTAACTCCAAACTCTATATTAGTAGCAGAGCCTATAGCATTACTACAATCAAGTTCACCAGCACGAAATTTGTCTGCTTGAAAATTAGAGTTAGAGTTTGGTATTGACAGATTCAAAGAATTAGATGTTGAGTCTGCATAAGTTGTAGTATAACTACAGCTAGAAATCATGATGGCTAACAAAAGTATTAAACATATTTTCATTTACCTATCCTTTATTTTTGAACAAATCCTCGAAGTAATTAGAGTAATCTGATCAGTCCCCTTAAATAGTTTTGATTGTGTACAAATATAAACTACTTTATCTACATCATTAGAACGTATATAAACATCAAAGAATTTAGTTTTATTAAAACCTATATTTATTGTTTTATATTCTGAAGCAAAAGGTATAGGTTCCCAATCAAATGTAAATACTTCTATTGTATAATATTCAACATCCTCTCTTCTATTAAATAGTTTCATAGTTGTTACTGACACACCATCTACATAAGATGGTTTTAACTCTATATAAGTTGGTGTCATTTCGTGAGCGTATAGTTTTGTACACATAACAAAACATAAAGCTAATATTATTTTGCTATACATTCTGCTTTAATTAATGCTGTATAGTTACCTGCTGGTAAAGATTTAGTACTACCATATTGTGCAGTTGACTCTACAGTAAACCATGTGCTACCTGCAAGTGTCATATTAAATTCTGTTACATTATTATAAGTAACTTTAGCTGCTTCATATGCTGACATACCTGACACAGATACCTGCCCTACTTTTGTTTGTCCTGTCCATGCGACTGCATCTGTCAAAGTTGGACTAGATGAAAAACTATTAGGATGTGTAAATCTTGTTTTATAGTAATCAGCCTGTGCAATATCTACACGTATGCTTGCTATTACTCCACCATCAGCTGGAGTTGTTGTTAGTTTGTACGGAAGTGGGTGTCCATATACACCTGATGTTTCTGTCCATATTGAACACTTAGGTTCTACTATACCTGTAATAGGTGAGTCAACTGCCATTGCAGCAGTGGCTGGCATTAAGAACGCTAACGCTGTTATTGTTTTAATATCCATGTTATCTCCATTCATTCATATTGAGATCGAACCATTGTTCT